TTAGTAGGGATACCTGATTGATTTACTATCTGAATCTGAGTGGGTACTTGGTCAAGAGATGAAGTAGCCATTATGATAAATCCGCATGAGCTGCAATGATATTAACTTGTGAATTACATCGAGTAGTAACTCTAAGTGTCAAGTTTCTATGCCGCCCCAATCTACGCCATATAATACGTTTCTTCCGTTCTCCCTGCGCACCTAGTGAGATTGTATGATCGTTTTTATACTCTACCCCTCCATCATCTGAGAATGAAAGAGTAATAGTATCCTCTGCGTTTGGCTGTGATTTTCCAGTCTCCATGTCAAGTTCAAACTTGTTTAGTGTGAAATAGTCAACCCCATTGCTGAATGGTGAAGTCTCGGCGGTGCGTAGAATTGTTTGCCCATTCTCTGTGTGATAGTCAAGACCTACTGTGTAGATATTTCCGCTTGATACGTCAGCACCAGTCAATACTCCTTGCAAATTCATAGCAATATTACGAAGCCCCCACGTTGACCCAAGCGATTCTCTTGTATGCCACAGTGCAGTTTTTGTGTCATATACTAAGGTTGTTAGCCCGTCAATAGTAAGCACATAGAAGAAATGCCCCTCTTCGGTATAGGTAAACGCCCGAAAGTCTTTGGTTCCTCTAGTTCCTAATCTATAATCAATAGCAGGGGTGCTTATGGGAGTAGGGGTATATCCGTTAGACATATAAACTACATTATCGTCTCCTACCCAAAAGATAGCGTTATTTGTTGATGCTATGGTTTTATAGTTCACGCACCCACGCAAAGAGAATGAACCTTGGATACGATCAAATGGGAATAGCGCATTGCCGCTGTTGTACCATACTTCTATAGACTTTTCACCAAAAAGCCATAGTTGCTGATTGATAGATTTTAACCCTACTAGATTATCAGGAGAACCCTCAGCGGTGGCGTACATGAGGGGGTCAAATGTAATTGCATATAAACCGCTTATAAAGAATTGGCTCGTGCCTGTACGATTAAAGATAAAATACCCATCTTGAAATGTGACTGTATTAGAAGGATAATATGCTGGGTCTGTAATCTCTACTACCGTAGAACCATTATAGTAATACCCATTCCCACCAACGATCACAATGCCTATCCCGTTATCAGCTATGGATACGCTATCAACTGTGCTGAAATTAACAGCTCCAATTGTTGTGATAAAGTTATTTGAATCCACTTTATATAAGAATGTTTTGGTGACAATATATAATTCATTCTTGAAATAGTGCATTCCGATGATAGGCGGTGTTTCAATAGTATTTTTCAGTATCCATCCCGGCGTAGAAAGAAGAACAACCCCGCTCTTAGCGTTAGGTGGCATAATATCAGCAAACATATTGACAAGGGTTTCATTATTCCCTTTTACATTACGTGCTTGGCTGGTTGCTATTGCAAATGGGACTACCATTACCAAGCCCATCCAGAATTAATACCCGCAAGATTGTTGTAATATTTAGAACGCTTCAATAGCCCTCTATCTACTTCTAACGCCAACGGTGAGTAATTATACTGTTTGATTTGTTCCATTGCTTGTGCAGCAATTGCCGCAACTTCTGGACGTACTTGTACGCCATACTCAGGCGCAAGGTCGATAGAAAGATGGTAACGAAGCATACGCTCAAAACCGTAATCCCATGCGATGTCGTCCGTCGTTTTATAGTCACCTACGGAAGCCACAAACGGCATACGTGCCATAAGGTGCAATTCATCGGTAGGGTATGGGATAGTGTTGAATTGAATCTCTACGCCACGGTCTCCATTTATATTTCCGTACTGTACGAAATAGTTTGTAGGACGTGCTACGATTGATTTATTAACCATTCTTGCCCATTGATCGATAGGCATAGGTCGAATAGGATAGTCCATACCACCTGCATCACGGAAGAACGCTTGAATGATCTCTATAGGTGCTACTTGCACATAATCATTCCCGACTTCTGTTCCGATAGTGATCTTAGCCTTAGCCGATGGAAGCGGTAATAGCGTGAGCTGTTTTGTGTATGAAACAAGGAGGCTTTGCAGATTGAAGCTCTCCACTAAACCGATTAGTCTCTCTAGCCCGTCTTGATGTTCTTCGGGGTGTGCTTCTTCACCTGCTGCGAGTACGCCAATCAGCCGTAACGCTCCGTCAATCGTTCTACTTATTAGCATGGTGTCCCCTTATTTTGTGAGTGCTTCGACTAGTGCCTTAGCAATTTGTTCTTCCGTGCTTCGACCTTTTGTGCTAACTCCGAGTTGTTTGCAGATTACTTTCAGCTCATCTTTCGTGAACTTCTCAATAAAGTCATCAACCGTTAAACCCTGATAATCTTCGATTGCGATTTCTCCGATTGCAGGTCCTTCGCACGTATGGTTCCCGCCACACTTTGCAGGGGTATCCGCCCAGTCTCCTGATTCAATCAGTGCTTCTACGTCCTCGTCTTGGCATAGACACGCTTCGCCGTTCTCGATATTGAATAAATAAGTCATTCTTGCTCCTTTAAAACTTTCCAGTCTGTTGCGCTCATGTCGCCTTGTGAAGGGCTGTATGGTTCTATACGCCCCGTCTTTTGTTTAATGCCGATGTATTGCCCGTGAGCAACCTTATCACCTGCAATAATTGAGTATGATTTTGGATATACGATTGTAACATATTCTCCCGTTTCATCCCATGAAGTTCTTGCAATAAAATAGCTGTCACTTAGGAAGTCCATAGCCATTCCGAACGTCATACCGCTGTATACTTTTTTGTAGTTACGATCAAACTCTTCTTTCTCAAAGAATCTCATCTTGTCGATGTCTAAAAAGCCTTCTACGTCTCCGTTCTTCCACTTAGCCGCACGTACTACGTCATGCCCTACATACTCGTCCCATTGTACAACTTCGACGAATGGCGCAATATCTGTTTTTAAAATTTCCAAATTATCTCCTATAAACTCTATAACTTCCCCCGAAGGAGAAGCTAAGAGGTTATACCTCTGAACCCCATAGGCGGTGAGCCAATTCAGGATAGATGATATGAGTACCCCATACAACGTCGATACGTGTAATCTCTGATTGCTCAGAAATGTCATACGCTCCAGTCAATGTTAGGCTCAATCCGCTCTCTTCGTCACGTACCCGGGATTTTACAACCGCTGATTGTGGCAATTCGAGATCGATAACCGCAAGTCCTACCGCATCACGGTGGAACAACAACGCTTGACGGTATGTTTTGCTCGCTGTACCCATTACTGTGATAGGCGCATTGTTAGCAACTGCCGCTGATACGTTTTGATATCCTTTGGTAGATACCGTGTTACCTTCTCCGTCAACTGTGGTTAATAGACCGTCATTGATTGAAGGGCTGATTGCGATAGTAGCGTTACCACCTGCATCAGAGTTTACGTCCGCTGTAACAACGAATTGTTGTAGACGACCGGTTGATTCATACGTTTGAGGGTTGATCTCATAGGTGCCCGCGAAAGTGATAACATCACCTGCTTTAAGTAATCCTGTTACAGAAGCAGTCCAACCGTCTGTGATGATACTTGCCCCAGTTTGAGCCGTTACGGCATTTGCGAGAGGAGTCCCGCCATACGCACCAACTGTGTGTGTGAATACGTTTTGAGATTGGAACATCTCGTATCCAGCAACTGGCCCCATGTACCCTTTTTGGATTGCATCTTTAACCATGATCTCATTGAACTTGGTTTTAATGTCCGCTGAGATTTGCGCCCCTGCGATCATGTCCATAACTGCTCGACGCATACCATCGTCTGGAACAGCTACCATAGACTGATAAGCCGCACCGTAAAGGAATGAATCAGTAGTTACCGCTGAACCCGGTGTACCGCTCGAGAAGAACGCTTTTTTAAACTCCAATGCGATAGAGCGATCAACTTTGTTCGCAACTTGCACGATACCTGATTTCAAGTAACGATCAGAGAAGTTTTGTAGCGACAATGTGCGGTCACGTACTGTTACTTCAAGTCCGAAATGTTCTTGATTATCAATTTTGAAAGGCACTACCTGATCGACAAGAGGCTGTTTAACCAATGTACGACCAGAAGCCGACTTAGTACGAAATGGTTTTTTGAGGCTGATTGTATCCCCGACTTTACCGAATGTGCTCTCCATATTGCGATACACGAGAGGCGCAAAAACTAGGTTATTTTTTAGAAGGCGTAGTGCTTCTTTTGCGATAACGTCATCAGTTAAGAGTACGTTGTTATGCCCATTCAAACTTGGCATGGTTGCTCCTTATTATAATTTACCAAAACTTCTTAGCCGCAGCCTGAGCGTTCATTGTTTTTTCAAACTCTGAAAAGCTCATTTCATCGATAGATTTGACGTATTCGCCACTTCCACCGATGGGAGTGATTGGCTCCGGGGCTTGTGTCTGTTTCTGCTTTGGTGGTTGTTTGACTTCTTCCTTTACTGGATTAAGCACCTTTGTTTCGATACGACCGATCTCTACCGCTATTTCGATGATAGACATTTGCAACATTTTCTTTGCCGCTTCTGGATTGTTTGCGAGATAGTTTGCGACTTCTCCAGCTTCGTCGCTCTCGTTGATTGCACGTAGCATATCTTCGGTAAGAATCGGCATTGCTCGCATCTGTGCATCCAACTCAGGATACTTTTCGCTTGCTTCTTCGATCTTCTCTTGAATCTGCTCCAAAACCATAGGCATATCGCTTACGGCTTCTTTCGCTTCTTCTTTCGGCTTATCCTCAGCTACGGCTTTGAGGTAGTCATCATAATCTTCGAAGTCGTCAGGGTCTAACACCTTGTACTCTTCGGGCTTAGTCTTTGTGGCTTTTGCTTCTTCAAGCGCACGGGTTAATTCGTGCTTCTCTTTGATTAAAGCCTCAATGCGCTTTTGCGCTCTTGATTTTTCACGCGGTTTTTCATCCTCGATCTTCGGTTCTTCCACTACTGGTTCAATGACTTCTTCTTGCTTCTCCTCTACTGGTTCAGCTTCAATTACAGGCATATCACTCATAGTGACTGTAAAGTTTTCTGTTTCATCCATAATGCGCGTACCCCTTTTAAGGTCGTTAAGTTATTTTACACATACAAATTATTTCATATATGGTATAATTGTATAAAAGTAGAAAGTTGGATATTATGGATGAATTCGATGTTATTACTTGCCCTAAGTGCGGTTCAATAAATACGGAAGATATAGAATATGAAAAATATTTTATATGTATATGTGAAGATTGTGGCGAAGAATTTACTATATTAAAGAATAATAATGGCTAAAAAAACAGAGATCAAAACAGTTAAACTATCAGTGTCTACATGGAAAGCATTACAGCAGATTAAATTAGATACTGGTGTGTCTACTATGGAAGAAGTAATAAAAGGGATGGTGAGAGATGCAGGATATTAATGATGGCGCAATAGCTCTATTGTTGTCTGTTATTTCATTGATTTTTTCGTCTATTGGGATAATATTTTCTGTCATATCAATTATAAATGAGGGCTAAACCCCTCGTTGCGATGCGATATACTGCGCCAATGCTTCCGATACTGCTTCATTTACCATCTCTTGAATCATAGCTTTGTCCTGCGTTTCATCTTCGTGACCTTCTTCTTTCTCTTCACGTTCAGGTTGTACAGATTGCTGCGCTTTGAGCTGTTCGGTTTGAAACTTTAGCTGTGCCTCTTGAAGTTTGAGCTGTTGCATTTGTAGATTGAATTGCTGTTCCTGTTGTGCTGATTGCATTTCGATCTGCGCTTGTTGCTGTTCAGGCGTAGGCTGTGGAGGCGGTGCATCTTTAGCAAACTCTTCTTGATCTTCTTTTGATAGCATATTAGTCGGGATTGTTTTCTTCAATCGGTCGGACAGTACGCTCATGTTTGGTGCATCAACGTTCATAGCAATAATGTCCGGTGCTACCTGCGCCACTTGTGGGATAACCTGCGCCAATTGCATGATAGCGTCTTGTGAGGCTTGACGCTGTGTACTGTATTGTGGGCCAGTCTCTACCACTACGTCATATTTGCCAGTTGATAGGTCGTGAATTACTACATCCATTCCCGTCTGCTCGTCCCTGATTGTCTTGTTGATCTCCACAAAATCACCGCTTCCGTCGGGGAACGCTAAACGGATGATGCGGTTACTGTCATAAATCACTGGGATTGCTTCGCATAGGATACGTCCTATACGTCTTTGCGCCATTACTAGATTGTCCGTAAATATATATGTAGCTGTATCGCCTTGTTGCTGTCGTGCAATGATAGCCCGTCCGCTTTGTTCTTGTGACTTGTTGCCAAGCATTGCATCATAGATACCGATAGAAGATTTAATACCTTCTTCTGCAAGTGTGGCGATCTGCAATTCAGCCGACGGCATAGATGGTGGGTCTTGTCTAGTAGGAGGATTGATACCTGCAACTGCTTTATATGGTAATACGCTCCAATTCTTGATATTTGCCGACTTCCAAATCTCTTGATAGTCCTCGATGCTTCTGGCATCCGCCACCCACGGAGACTTAGGAGCCAATGCTACGCGTTCTGTTGCTGCCGATTGCCAGTAGTTTAGCATACGCTGAGCATCTTTGGCTTCGTTGATTACACCACGAAAATAGCGCTGCCCTTTAACGTCGATCTCTTTTCCAAGTACGGGAGCGATTGGAATAGTAGTTCCACACCATTGCTTAGGGCCTTCCAAAATATCCCATGCGGTGATCTTATACCATTCGACTTTCCACGTTTGAACTTTGCGTTGTCGCTGAATCGTTACGCCTTGCCCTGCTAATTCGTCCAATACTGGTTTAACATCATCGTACCAGTATGTTTCTCCGTTAGTCATAAGTACGAGCTCTTTAGTGATTGGACGGCGTACAAAATACTCAGATACTTTGATGGTGTTTTCGTCCGACCAGTTCACCACGGTATCCGCGTCTGCACCTTGTAGCTCTCCGATACGTTTATCCGGGTATCGCTTGTTAAACTCTTCACGGCTGATACGCTCTGAAATGAAAGCATAGTTCATATCTGAGTAGTCAGGCTCTTTAGAATATGGGTCTACAACTACTGACCATCTGTTACGTACAGACTCAATCTTTAAATCAAGCTCAAATGAATCGGATTGCGAATAATCGGTGAGAACACGTAGCCATCCAAAACCGCCCTCAACTGCGTGTTGATATGCAGTCTTGTAGTGATAGTTTGCATTGCTTGTGATCTCAATGTTGCGTGTGATAGCTTCGTACACCTGCGATACAGAGTAATCTTTAGTCCCTGCGGTGTTCTGCATCTTGGCGTTGGAGTTGCCTTGTACTGCATGAAATTTGATCGTCTGGACGTTTTGGCGTTGATCTCCGATAAGTCTGTAGATATATTGCCCCATCTTGTTTAGTGTGAGGGTAGGACGGCCTTCTTGCATCCGTTCACGCTTTGCCGCATCATCCCACTGTTCACCGTAAGCGAAGAGTACGTCCTCTTCAGCTGAGGCAAAGTTATCCTTCCACGCGGTAGTGGCTGTCTTGGCTCGCTCTCTTGCTTCTTTGAGGAAACCTTCTACTCCTGCATCACGTAGCTCAATCGGTTTAGACTTGATAATATCTTTTTCGCCGTAGTTCAATTTTATGCTCCCATCCATCCGACTGAATTGCCAGCGGTGACGTTTATTTTACTGTATGATACCATATTATCAGCGAGGCTCAAAGCGAGATAACGGAATGAGTCTGCATAGTCAGAAGCCCAATCATGTTCGGGGTTGTCTTTGTACCTGTTCGCTTTTTGGTCGAACTCTCTATGATATTGTCTCAATGCCATAAGCCCATCCTTACACCCGTCAGAATCAAAATAGCAATGCCCTAATAGATCACGAACCGCATCGATACCGCTTGCCACGTCTACCCCCGGGGCCATTTCTACATTACATCCGAGTTGCTGCAACTTCTCAAAGCGTGAGGTGTCGTCCGTCATGCTTCGTACATTTGCATCGTGAGGAACGAAGAACTTATCAACTCTGAAACTGTGTTTGTTTCGCATATCGTCGATGTAATCTACATAATGCTTTAACGGTAGATTCCTGTTTGCATAACAATGGACTATGCGGACTTCTTTACCGTGTATCTGAGCCATCCAAATAACCATTTGATCTCTCATTCCGAGGTCGAATGAGACGTATGTTTTGAGTGACGGCATAATAGGGATAGTGGTTAATCGCCCTGCGTTCTTTGCTTTTGTTAGGTAGAGGGCGTAGAATTGCGCTGGTGTGTCGAAATCTTCAAAGCTTCCGAATCTCCACTTTTGTCGTAAATCTTCTGGGAGATTGTCGAGATATTTAACGTATTCTGGGTCGGCATCAAACAAGTGCGGGTTGTCATCGATGTTGGCATGTATATAAATCTTTGACAGGCCATTGTCGTCAAACTTCTTGTCACACGGGTGATCTCCTATCTTCCAAAACTCTTTCACCCATTCGTGTCCTGGTCCTCCAGGGTTTGTTGTTGCGAATAGTCTAGTACCTATCCCATCAATCGTTGAACGTAGCGACCCTAAAATCTTTTCAAATAGTGTCTTACTTGCAATATGTGTTAATTCCTCGATGAGTATTAGTTGGAACTCTTGCCCTTGATAATGTTCAAACGCATCAGGTGAAGCAAGATGACCAGTTACAATGGTGGCTCCGCTTGGAAATTTAAACACTGGAAGCGCACCAGACTTTTTAGCGCCAAACTTTTGGTATATTCTCCATGCTCTTGCGATGTAGTCGGATAAGTCTTGCGTGTTCTTCCGTAGAACCAACACCCTAAACTCTGGGTTCATGTGATTATTATTTATGAATACTTGCATTAGTGAAGCATCAGTTTTTCCACCGCCCCTTGACCCTGCAAAGAGAATATATTTTGCGGTAGTTTGAAGTGCCAATTGTTGTTTTGGAGTGGGTGTCCAAACCGATTCACTCATAAATCTTCTTTTGGCTCTGGTATGGCTATTGTGATTGAGCCATTAGTTGTTATATCTTGCTTGATTGTATATATTGCTTCCATCTTGTTAAGTAGGTCAATTGCCTTCATTGCTTTGTCTGATTCTTCTTCCCATGCGAAACGTGATAATAGTTCTTTGCGCTGTTCCAGTGTGATAATAGCTTTA